CTTCAAATAGTTTAAGAACATCTTGTAGAAAGTCAACATCTAACAAGTCCATATCCAATTCGTTGAATTCTAAATCTTCTTCACCTTGGTCCCAATCTTCAGCTAAGAAATCTATGTCTAAATCGTTAAAGTCTAAGAGACTGTCACTATTATCATCTCTGGCTTCAGCTTCTTCATCTTGAGCATCTTGAACATCTGCTGGTGGTGAAACAATAAACATATTGTCTATCGAATCTAAATTCATAATGTTATCTAATGTTACAGGTTGTACTGGTGGTGTAGACATACTCGACACCATCGTAGCCTGAAACGCTTCATTCAAAACAACTACGCCACCTTCATTCGTAACTGTTATCTCACCTGACGGAGAACAATCACCGTCTATTGTACATTCTGTTTCTGGTAAAAGTATTACTAAACTTCTACCAAGTTCATCAACACTAGTTGTAAAACTTGTACCTCTAACACCAATCGTAGCTGTAGGTGTTGTTATTACTATATTCTCTTTCGGTACTAATCCTAGTTTACCTGTTGTGAATCTAGCTGTACCTGATACAAACTTCATAGCCATCTTAGACTTTGACGGATCAGGATCAAAATAATATTCGTCTATAACTACTTCTGTATGTTCTGTAAGTTTCAAGTTTGTTTCATCAATAAACTTGATGTTCATTCTACCTTGAGCTGTTTCGATAGAATCTTTGAAGAATATATCTTCTCCAACTCCACCTTCTACAGTTTCACCAGAATCTCTTACTATACCTGAACTACCATTGTGTTCAGTAATATCACCTATATCGTTAGCGTATACTAAAGTAGTTAGTAGACAAAGATTAATCGCCAGTATCTTTTTGTTTAATATTGATCGTAGCATTTTCACTATCAAAGTCCGCTATTATTTCACTATGACATGAACTTACACCACTAGGGCATGTTCCTGAACTTTGAACAATATCAATATTACCACTAGATTGAATTAATTCTAAATCAATTTTATGATACGCTCCATCAGTCATACTCGTATTAACATCATTTGAACTACCTGTGACATCTACATCATATCTAGCATCGTCAACTTCAATAACAGTTGAAAATACATTAGAACTACCTGTAACATCTAAATCAAAATCTAGTCTTTCAGAAGATTGAGCTGCTCCCCAATCTAAGTTCATAGTATTTGAACTACCTGACCAAGTTGCTAACAAGTTTGATGAGTCAGCTGAACCTGACGCTCCAATAGTCTGATCCCAAATATTACTACTACCTGTCAAGTTGACACTATAAGTAGATTGGTCAAGAATCATTGGACCATATATTTGGTTCAAGTTACCGATCATATCCATATTAATTGTATTAGTTGTACCTGTGATTACCATAGCTGTACCACAAATACCACTAGATATAGTTCCACATATTTTGTTACCATAACCAATCTGATCAATCGTTAATGTAAGAGTATCACCAATCTGATCAAGTTTGATTTCATTATCAGTAGTCGCTGCAGCGAATAATAATGTCGGTGTTAATAATGTAAAGAATAATAATTTATTTATTATCTTCATTTGTTTTTCCTCTTTATTTCTTTTTCTTCTTCTTCAACTACAATGATTTCAACTTCTTCCATGATTTCACGAACTTCGTCTTTAATCATTTCATCATTAACTGGCCATCTAATGGACCAGAAACCTCTTTCATCTCCTTGAAGAATTAATTCGTAAACAGCAGCTTCAATCGTTGATCTCACACTTCTGGTTACACTCTCATTCTCGGTCATACCATCTTCTATTTCTACAAGTTGGGTATCTAATTCAACAAATCTAAAAACATCATAACCTTGAGCGACCGATAAAATCGTCTTTGATGTCTGTACATTTAACAAAATTTCACCTGTTAGAACACTTACGGCTCTTAGATGAACGGTTACTATATCTCTACGATAGGCTTGTTGACTACCTACACCGAGATACCTCGCTCCTCTCCCTCCAGTCTCAATATTGGTATCGTAACCAATAATTCCACCTTCAAGAATAATTCCAGCGAACAACATTGGAGCTAACTTTGTTTCGTCTTGATAAGCTTCTCTAGTTGATCTTACTATTTGTCTTTCTCTAGTTAAGTGATCTATACCGACTCTCTCAACTACTCTAAACCAATTTCCATCTCCAGCTGTTTTCAATGCATCTATTAACATTGTTTCAGCACCTTGTGATACTGCTGTACTAAACATAGCAGCGTCACCTTTCTGTTTTCTTTGACCTGTTTTATCTAAAAACTTATAAACAGCTATAACAGGTTTTTCTGTAGCTGGTGGTAGATTTAATAATTTCTTATGTGTCGGTAACTCTACAGTTATCGGTGCTTCGACACACTCTACCATTTTTAAACAGTTCTCATCTCCAATACCATTTAATGGTACTACAGAAGCACAACTGACCATCAACCCTAGTAGAGATAATAGAAATAAATTTCTAAACATACTCACTACCCGAATGTACCATTACCTATTGGTATTGTTATTATTGTTTCTGTTCCATCTTCATCAACAATAGTCAATACAATAACTTCTTCACCTATAACACAACCTTCCATTGTAGCGGTATTACAAGTAGTTTTTTGATATGATATAGTATTACCTTCTAAAGCGAAACTACCAAATGAAGCTTCTACACAAGTTGGATCCACTGTAAGATCACATTGTTTAAATAATGACTCAACTAATTGTTTTGAGAGTTGTGAATATATTCTACTTTCTAAATTCCTCATGAACTTAGCCATTGTAGTATTCTCAGCTTCTCTCTGAGCAGCTAATATAGCTGACTCTATGTCTTTTTGTATAGCATCTCGTCTTGACTTTTCTTGGTTCTCAATCGTCAAATAATGAGATGATGTACTAATACCACTGAAACTTGGACTCTTAAATTTATGTGTTAATTCATCAGCTCGTATCTCTGTACTGAGTATACTAAGTAAAATTACTATTAATACACCTAATATTCCAAAAGGCCACGCTATATGAAATTTCGTATGTAATATTTTATCTATAAGATTCTTCATTTCTTCTTTCCTTCTGCTGGAACTTTGTTTTCTTCTAAAAATTTCTGTCTTTCTCTATATTCTAATACTACATTAACTTTTTGTTGTAATCTAATCATGTCTTGGTCAAGCATCCTCACTTGATCAATTAACCTAATTAATTGAAAATGCATCTTTTCAATCTCAGGTTCTAATTCGTTTGAAATAAATTGCCAAACATAATATATAAAATATCCCATTCCAACTGCAAGAACAATCGGAAAACCATAATCATTGATCAGTTGTACAATCGTTGGGTCATTACTTATTGCTACTGCTTCGTCCATAACTAACCTCTGACATTTCCTATAGCTTTTAGTGCTTCAGCTATAGCATGTACTTCTTCAACATTTACGGCTTCTTCTGGTATTTCTATAACTTTTTCTTCTTCAACTACAGGTTCTTCTGATAAAGTACAAATCAATACTATTAATATTAATATTTCCATTAGTCTCTCCTAGCATCAATTTTACCGTCTTCTACAAAGTTACTAGCTCTAGCTACACGGTCAATCGGAGGAGTAAGTTCTAAAGAACTACTTACTAACAAGTCTATCTTGATCATTTCGTTATTCATTGTACTAACTCTTGTCTCTAAACTCTTACAAAACATTGTAAGTGTACTAATTGAATCAACTAAACCACCTAAAATCTGTTTTAGTATTAAGAATATAAAATAACCCATCAATAAAGCACCCGCTACGGGAGCTCCAACTTCCATTATCAGTTCAAAAATTTCCATACAATCTCCATTTCTACACTAGTATTTATACAAAAAAGGGATCCTAGAAGGATCCCTTTCGTCATAATCTTAACTATTTATATTGTAAAAGACTCACCACAACCACAGTATGCTTTTGCATTTGGGTTGATAAATGTAAATCCTTCGTTGATACCTTGATATTGATAATCAAGAGTCATGCCGTCTAAATAGGCAACTGAAGGTTGATTGATCCAAAGACTGAATTTACCGTAGTTTAATTCAAAATCGTCTTCTTCGGGTTGACCTTGTAAGAAATCAAATTCATACGCGTAACCACTGCAACCACTTCCTTTAACTCCGATACGAATGTTCTTATTAGAGTTAGAGTCTGTCTTTTCTTGAAGCTTGACTATTGCTTCGTCTGTCAACTCAACAATCACTTATTCTTCTGAATAGATTGTCCAAAGTCCATAAACTAAAGCTGGCCATGCCAATAATTTGACAAGAGGTGCTGCGAGAATTACCATTAGTGACATTCCACAAATAGCAATACCGTCCCATGATGTTCTTTCGGCTAAACGAGCCTTAATGAAATCTATCATATTTTCTCCTTTTTTAGGTTTGCTATAGTATTTATAACAGTTTTTTGTTAATCTTTGATTTTTTTTGTGAATTTTGTAGTAACTACATACTTTCTTTGTGGGTTAACAATGACATTTAACCGCGACATAATCTTTCTATTGAGTAGTACATCAGTACCCATTCTACTTCTATCGTCTAATCCAAACTCAACGATACCATAGTTTTTACCTGCAAATACGAATTCATCTTCTATAAGTAATCTTTCGTCTTCACCACCACCTGTAACAGAAGTATATTTACCTTTTACTTTAGTAGTAACTGTTTTATGTCCGTTATTGAATGTTACTTTATTACCTTTAACTTCAATATCTTCTGCATGCATTACAGGATATTTATAATTACCTGTATCAAATTTAGCTGTGACTAATCCGAAGTGTCCGAGTTCAACAATTTCTTCCCAACCACACTCTGAAGGTGTTGTATATCTTAAAGACTTATCATTAAAATATTCTATTACTTCTTTGACAATATTCTTATCGTTCGCTTTCTCAATACCTTCTGTACCAGGTGAAGTATTAACTTCTAATATATAAGGTTCTTTACTTTCTGGATTCTTCGAAGGTATAAAGTCTACAGCGGTAAATGAACCACCTATAGCTTTAGCTGCTCTTAGACATTGTTCTATTTCTAATTCTGATAAATCGTATGTAGTAACTTCAGCACCTTGTGAATAGTTACTTCTGAAATCACCTTCTAATACATCTCTACGCATTGTAGCTATGATCTTACCACCAAGAACTAATACTCTAACATCAAATTCTGTTTTAATATATTCTTGAATTAATAAATCTGATTGTTTATCTTGTTTAAATAATAATTGTACGATTGATTGAAGAGCTCTTTCTGATTCAATAAATAAAACACCAACACCTTTAGAACCTCTAAGAGTTTTCATAATGATTGGAAATTTTGTATCTAGTTCTTCAACGGTTTTCTCTATTATATCAGCTTTGGGTAATAGAACTGTTTTCGGTTGATTGAGTCCGTATTCTTGTAGTCTTAAATATGTACGATACTTATCTGAAGCTAACTCCATACATTCTCTACTGTTGACTACACATATACCAGCTCTTTCTAATTGAGATACTAAGTCTAAATAACTATCTCTTTCAGGTGTACCACGAATAAAACATACTGTATCTGACGGACTTACAACAAATCCTTTATTATCATCTTCTTTGTGTACTGTCCAGACACCTTCGTCTGACTTACGAATAAATGTACCTTCCATTTTAGTTATGTAATAGTCATAACCTAATTTTTCAGCTTCTTCTTCTATTCGTTCAGCAGTAATAGCTTTATCACCCATTTCAGTTGAGATGAGTAATAGTTTATATTTTTCTGAATCTTTGGCTTCTTGTAAGAATGAACCGAATTGTTTTATCACTATTTGGCTACTCCAATGTTATACTTAGCAACAAGACTCCATTCGTTTTTTTCTTTGTGAGGTAATACTTTGATCTGACTCATTGGAGCCAATGGTGTTGACGCTTGTTCAGGTTTTACAATCTTTAGTAGTTTCCATTCTTCTAATAGTCTAGCTATAGCGTTTCTTCTAGCTATGTCATTTTCAGATATTGATGATTCTTTACCATCTAAAGCGAATAGTTCTTTGAAGTGTACAAGATAGTATTTACTTCTTTTGTGTAGTATGTGGCATGATTGGTATAGCGTTCGATCTTTTCTCGAAGCTACTCCAATTCTTGTTAATGTTTCTCTGATTTTGAGGAAATCATCATTCTCATTGAATGATATTTCTAACATATTATCTATGTCATAACTCATTTCACACCACCCTTATTCATTCTTGTTTTAAGAATCCCGATCTCTCTATTTGTAAGTAAAGTTAAATATTCTTCTGCCTTTTCTCGGGATACCACATAGTAATCCATAACGATTTTCAAATCGTCAGCTAGTTCAGGTTTACTCCATTTAGCGAACCTTTTTCTTTTTCTTATAGTATTTAGTAAATAATGATATTGTAACTTATGAGAAATATCGAATCTTTGATTCATTTCATTCGCGTAAAGTAAACAATCTTGATGATATGATAATGATCTATTGACTAAGAACGGAGCGTACTCCCTCTCATTCAGATCGGTCATAATGTCTTTTTTAGTATATGTTACTGAATTTACAAACTCAAACGGATTCATGATACTCCCAAGGAAATACGATCCAGGAGCCATCATGTTCATTAGTGTAAACAATATTTGTAGATTCAAATTCGTGTTTATTAACTGAATCTTCATTTCCGAATAAACAATAACCAATGATGTTTGGCATCGGTGATGGTTTAGTTCGTTCTTTTTTAACAAAGTCTATAACTTTATTCATTGTTGTTCCTGTGTCGTATATATCGTCTACTATTAATATATTCATACCCTCAGCGTATTCACCTATCGATACTTCTGGTAACGCGTTGTGCATCCAAATAGGGTCTTTATCATTTCCGTCTCTTGTTTGAAGTCCTATAATTGACATAGGTACATTTCTTATATTAGATACATGAGAAGCCATACCTAGACTACCACGATAGATACCAATAACATGATCACATTTAATCCAATCTGTAGCTCTAATATCTTTAGCGTATTCAGACCAAGTGTAGTAAGTCTTATTGTCAATCTTCTTCATAGTATTCACCCATAAGTTGTTCTTTAACTGTTGTTAATAAATCTAACAACGCGTCTCTTTCATCTAAATCTGTTGAAGTATCTACTTCTATTTCTATTTTAATTTTCATACATCTAACCTCGTTGGCCAATACTCTGGTACTTTTTGTGGTGCTCTCTGTCGAGGTAACCAATTTCTTGTGAATTCATCATAAGATGTAATTGTAGATAAACCAGTTTCATCTACAGGATTCTGTTGTCTTCTATTAATCTCATCCATAAAATGTTGAACTGTATTTGTAACCCAATACCAGACTAATAATCTATAAGCGTGTTCTCCACCGGGTCGAATAAACTTACGATCTTTTTCTACATTATGTTTAGACCATTTAGTCGCTTCTTCGATTATGAAGTCTGACTCTGTAACTCCATACTCAGCGAAAGCTTCTCTATGATCATTTATGATATCATCAATCACAGGTTTCAAATCATTTTGAACAATGTCTGATAATAATCTTTTAGTTCTGAACGGTGCTTCTAGTGTAATCTGATTATAATTCTTATCTCTATATCTTGAAAAGAACCATGATGAAGCGTGTGAACTTGAATCATAAGATAAGTTTTCAATATAATCAAAATAATCAGGTGATATAATAAAAGGCATCAACGCGTTCGGATTACCGACTCCAAGTAAATGAATATTCTTTCTCAATGAGTCAGGTACTTGATATTCTCTTGAAGAATAAATCATTTCCATTCTATGAGCGAAGTGATTACCATTACATTGTGATCCCAAACAAATACCTGTACACATTTGTTCGATTTCTTCATCATCTAAACCTTGACATATTGTTTCAATATATTGTCTCCATGAATCTACATCTTGACCTTGTGATATTAACATAACTTTAGTACTAGAACCCATTTCTTTGAATACTTCTATTTGTCTCTTTACATTGTCTCTCGTCGCTTCTGCTGTCTTAATAACATCATCACGAACAAATCTACGACCTGTTAACGCCGCTTTCATTGAATTACCACCTGTCTGAGATAGATCATATTCAATCGGTATTTCATCAAAGATCATTGCTACATCTGAGTACTGAGCTTGATGTCTGTAGATCGCGTCTCTAGTCTCTGCATTGTTTTTAGTCGGTGTTCTCGCGAGTTGTAACCCACCAGAGTCAGCGAAGATACGATGCCATGAATCACCCATTGTTTCATTCATAGTTATACCATGTCTTCTTTCAGTCAGAGCATTAAACAAGATAGACATATTTTGATCATCATACTTGTTATTCATGTCTTTAATTTTTTGATTCATGTGATGAATATACGGTGCTGCTACTTTCGGATTATAATAGAGATCATCAATCCCCATAGTCAATCCGGATATTACATATTCTAAATTCATTATCTTCTTACTGCTAACTGCATAAACTCATTTCTAAGTCTTCCGTCTTCAAAGAAAGCTCCACCTAGTTTTGATGTAGTCATACCTGATTGTTGATCACCTATACCTCTTGACTTGACACATAAATGTTCAGCGTCCATCAATACTGCTATGTCGTCTGTACCTAGTACATACTGTAAAGCATAGTATATTTGTTCATTTAATCTTTCTTGTACTTGAGGTCTTCTCGCGAAGAAATTAACAATTCTATTCAATTTAGAAAGTCCTACAACTTTGTCTTTCGGTATATACGCTACTTGAGCCATACCATTAAAGTTTACAAAATGATGTTCACATAATGAATGAAAAGTAATATCTTTCTGTATTACCATTTGATCATATTTCATCTTGTTATCGAATGTAGTGATCTTCGGAAATCTATTGTAAGATAATCCATAACACAATTCACTAACAAACATCTTCGCGACTCTATCTGCTGTACCACCGATTGAATCATCTTCGCGATCTAATCCCAATACATCAATAACAGTCTCCATATTGTCACGAATCAATTCAATTCTTTCTGATTCGTTTAATTTACTTTCTAATATCGGGGTTTCGACACCATTCGATATTAGATATTCTTGTACTCTTTTACCAAGTAATTTATCTGTTTTCATAATTTATATTTATCCAATTCAAAATACCTCGGACTTTTGTCCAAAGCGTTAATAATATCAGTATCTTCTTTTCCTCTATAACTACCGTTATAGATTGAAGTCAATACATTCTCTAACCATGGAGAATCCCATGGATTTTTCTTCCAATACCCTTGAGTATCTATTCCATTGTTTTCAAGTGAAACCCATTTTCTAAAACAAGCTTTACATTGACCACAATGTTGTTCTTCACCTTCATAACATGAATAAGATGTTAGAAGATATAATTGATTACCACCGAAAGTAATATATTCATTTACTAAATCAGTTTTTGTTCTGTCTTTGAAAGGTGAACTAATAGAAAATCGTCTTTCTTCTGTCCAATGTTGTGCCTGCCACATATGGTTCAATAAGTCTTCCATTCTTGTATAGAACTTTTCATCTTTATCGAATGATCTATCTCCATGTACAGAACCTAACCATATTGTTTCACCGAAATGAGAAGCTAGTAATGTAAGATGAGCGTTTCTGTTCGGAATGATCGCGTCGTCCCTTTCAAAAATACCTAAGTCAATTACATCATCAAGATTGACTAATTTAGATTCATCAATACCGATTGAATCAAAAGTCTTTCTTTCAGTCTTATCATAATTAGAATTCATACTAATGTTTAAAAGTACATCAGGTTTCATCAAGTGATTAATTATAAGACTGTCTTGTCCACCACTAAAGAGAAGTACAGATTTACCTCTGACTTTTTCTTTATTGTCTGTTATCATTTTCATGTCGCTTTCCTTAGTCTATAAAATTTATGTAAACCGTATACACTTAATGAGAACCAAAACACTTCGATCACCATACTAGCTAAGTTCCAATTATATAATAAACTTACAGTTACTAGTATCGCTACAATCATATTGTTAAAACTATACCAAAATCCTTTAGGATCTATTCTATCAAATTGAAGTAAAGCATAAGTACTAATTAATAAAGCGACTCCAACTAAACCAATAATATCCGGTATTCCTATATCAACCATAAGCTATCGCTCCCACTAAAAATCCAAAGTAAAAAATAAAGATATCAAAAAAGAAATGCATCGCGAATGATAACGCGAATATCTCTTTCCAATGTATCTTACAAATATCAAATTTATCTTTGATCCATTCTATAATTCTATTCATTATGTTCCTATTTGATTTCCAAAAATGTAACAATGAACTCTTGCTGATACATTGTACCCTCTATCCATTGTTTGTATTGTTATGTCTTTCGCGACTTCATCTTGTGATTCTTCTGTTGCACCTACAGGCATAATCCATATCGGATAGTCAACACCCGCGTCTCTAAACTTAACGATTGATTCTTCAATTTCATTCCAAGCTTCGTCTGTACCATTACATACAAATTTTAATTGACCAATATCTGATAAGTCATGATACTGTTTAACTACTTCTGGTTGAATACCTTCTTTCTCACCAGCGACACTCCATAGTTTCGGACTGACTGAAAAGAAAAATTCTACTTCTTCTTGTATACTTTGTAAATAATTAGTTAAGATCAGATCAAGACTTCTTGTACCATTTGTTTCCCATGTAATATTAGTGAAACGATTTCTTCGACCTAACAGTCTTTCCATTTCTGTTAGAATCTTTACTGTATTCTTCTGTGCTGCTTTCATCAAAGGTTCACCACCTGTAAAAGCTATATGTGTATGTCTATCATACATTTGATCATATAATCTTTTCGCGACTTCTTCACAAGTTTCATTCTTTTGAATCTTCGCGAACTTCTTACTCCAAGAATAAGATGAATCACAACCATATTTCCATACAGGTAAGTCTTCTACATTTTTTACATCAATAAGATCAAAATCTTTGTATGGTAATTGATATGTTGAAGGATCAGTCGGATCATCTTGTCCGAATCCATTACACTCTAAATTACAACCAAAGAATCTTAACCAAGTTGTTGGTACACCTGTGTAGTGACCTTCACCTTGTATACTCTTAAAAATTTCCGAATACAGCACTGTTACTCCCGTGTTCAAATACTTTAACTGATCTTACTTTAACTCTATCGTCTTCTAAATGTAGTTGACAAAAGTTAAATACTTCTTCCGCGAACGCTTCACAACCTACATTGTCTAATACTCTTAAATCAATTAGATTAAGATTCTGTAACATTAAAAATGTTTCATACTCCGGATCATCATGAGCTATTACAGTTGTATGATCAAAAGTTTCTTTTAGATATTTCTTTAGTAATCCTAGATCACCGAAATCAATAACCCAATTTTGTTTATTTAATGTTGAAGACTCGAATGTTATTTCAAATCCTAACGCGTATCCATGAATCAGATTACAATGAGAGTCTGCTCTCCATTGTCTGAATGCACATGAATGACCTGTCTCATTACCATATGTTTTTACAACTCTATATGGTCTTAATTCTGTTCTTTCTCTATATTTCAATTTAATTTACACTCCATCATTAATTCAGTCATACATGCTACCATGTTAACTTCTTGATCTGCTACAAACGCTGACTTATATGTGTAGTCACTCAATATTATTATTGCTTGAGGCACACTACTGTTTTCCATTCTAGTAAACAATGAGTCATATATTTTTCTGTATATCGCTTGTGGATCATTATGTATATTTAGCGCTACCCATTTTCTCATTTTTGAGAACTCTTTGTCTCGAATAAAACTCAAGACTTCTTGTAGAGACTCATCATCTAAGTTCGCGAGAACACCACTATCAATCTTACCAGACGCTGAATACTTCTGTAATTCATTTAGAACTCGTCTAAAGTCCGGAAAGAACTTCTGTACTAACTCTACAACTACTTGTTCATTATAATCTATACTTTCAGTTTTAAGAATATGTAATATTCTTTGAAAGATACCACCTGCTATAGTTGGTTTCTGACTTGATTCAATCGTAAAATCAATAACACTACATCTTGAATGTAATGGTGAGATAATTCTATTTTTGTAATTACAAGTAAATATGAATCTACAGTTCTTAGAAAATTCTTCTATGAATCCTCTGAGAGCTGGTTGTGTTGATTGAGGATTTAGATAATCTGCTTCATCAAGAATCACAATCTTCGGACCACCACCTAATGATACTGTAGACGCGAACTGTTTAATCTTAACTCTGAGAGTATCAATGTTTCTTTCTTCTGAACCATTGATCATTACAAAGTCAGCGTCTAATTCATTACATAGTGCTTTCGCGACTGTAGTTTTACCTACACCTGCTGTACCACATAATAGTAGATTCGGTATTTCTTTGTTGTTTACAAAATCTTGAAATATCTTTTTTGTTTCTGTCGGTAGAATACAATCATTGATAGTTCTAGGTCTGTATTTTTCAACCCATAAAAAATCTTCTTTCATTACTAAGCTTCATTATAAGTTGAATCAGGTTCTAAAGCTATAAAGTATTCTACAGCGATATCTCTGTTAGTAAAGTGAGCGATTCCTTTTGATGATACAAAGACTGTATAGTTACCATTAAGAACTTTAATGTTTTCCATTCTTAAGAACATTTCAAAAGTTGATCCGTTACCCTCTGCCACAGTTCTACTGTAAACATTAGATGTCGCGTTCTTTTTGTCTTTGACTGTTAATTGAACTGTTGTACCATCACTAGAAAGTACCATGTCTGGTAATGATAATACAGAAGAAGCTTTAAGTAAACTTCCAAGTACATCTTCATCAAGATCAAAACTGATCTCAGGTTCAGGCATTGTAATATCTTTCTGTGGTGATATAACCATTTGAGGATCAGCGTAGTAATAAGTTACTGAGTTATCTCCTTCTGTAACATTCACATTATCACCATTGAAATTGAAGTCTGGAGTATCGAATAATGATACTGCTCCAAGATATTCTGATAGATCATAGATTGAATGTTCTGTATCGAAGGTTTCGTCTACGACTGCCTTCGCGAAGATATTCTTCATTGCTGATACAGTTGTTAGTTCATTACCGGACTTAACTGTAATCCCGGAATTGATTGTTGAAAAATTATTCAACAATTTTAGTGTGTTTTCACTTAGGTTCATTTGATTCACTTTCTCCATTATTTAAATCATGCACATGAAGTGCTATTATGCCATAATGTAAAACTTTCATTAAGTCTTTACGATTATAACCTTCTTTTTTACCATAGCGTTGAGCATATTTGAGAATGTTTCCTATACAGAACCCTTCTCCATGTCCACCGTCTATTATAAACTCTGTTGCTTGAAAATTATTAGCTGAGTAATGTTG